TTGATCCGTATGAGTCGCTATCCTTAACTCATAAAGCTGCAGCAGATTCTATCAGAGTATTTATTAATGGTGCTTTAAATAATGACTGGTATTACACAGAATCAACCAACACCGTTTATTTTACTATTGTTCCCGACGCGGGACAGTTGGTAGAAATAGGATATAGATATATAGCGATAGAGGATACCGGTGACTCCGGTACCGCCAGTCCATAAATAAGGAAAGAATATGAAGTATTTAGCGATAATAGCGAGTCTATTGTTTTCATTTGGGGCCTTAGCTCAGGAATATAAGCCAGTTTTACCGGTTGATTCAACCAAATCCGGCATGCTTTCAATGGAAAAGAAGATTAGAAGTGCTGCAGTTAGGGTTACAATACCATTTAATGGTGGCCATGGCTCTGGTTCATATATAAAGTATAAAGATATCCATATAGTGATCACAGCCCAACATGTTGCTAGCGGTAAGTTAGGTGAAAATTATATTGTATCCCATAAGGGGGAGTCTCACTTAGCAATGTTGGTATATTCTGACGATGTAGAGGATATAGCAGTATTGTTTGTTAAAACCCCATTCAGAAGTATAAAAGGCATGCCCTATAAACCACAAGTAAAAACAGCTAATGTTGGAACTGAAATATTTTATTCTGGTTTTCCATCAGATCATAAGCTTATGTCCTTCAGAGGACGAGTTGCAGGACACGAAAGTGGGCCAGGAATAGGCAAACATATCATTTTGCAGACATATGGATGGTTTGGGTGTTCTGGATCAGTCGTTTATGATTCAAAAGGTGCCATAATTGGTGTGTTGTACGGGGTAGATGTGGAATATTACCCTAATACCCAAGTCCAAGAGAACCTTATATGGGTTGTTCCCATCAATAAACTGTCTATTAGTGGTGCTCTTAAGAAGATGTGTGGTGGTTGGCATGGTGAAAAGCGCCCCAAAGCGTGTAAATAAGGTATGAGCCACCAGTGGAACGCATTTCTTACCGAAGGTGAGCTAAAAACCGTGGGAATTGTTGTTTGTTTAGACGAAAAACAGCGTTTTTTGGTACTCCGACGCTCAGATATTGATGAAAGAGTAGGTCAATGGACCATTCCAGGTGGTCATATCGATGATGACGACGGATCTATTGAAGAAGGGGCGCTCAGAGAGCTGTTTGAAGAGACAAACTTGACTTGTGTGATTGCGGACTTAACTTATCTTGGAGAGCCAAGGGGCAAAAAGCACTATTTTTTGACTTATAAGTGGTCTGGTGCTATAAAAATCGACAAACCCAACCCAATATCCGACGAAATAGAGCATGATGACTGGAAATGGGCCACAATTGATGAGATAAAAGAGTTGCCGAACAGTGAAATACCGATCTATTTATTAGAGAAAGCTCTGGAGATGTCTAAAAATGCTAAATGACGAACAAATTCTGTTAAAAACAACCCAATTATTGGAAAATTTGGGTGTTTCCCAACAAAAGCCCGATAAATTGCTCCGAGAAATCAACGAAGACGAGTTAGAGGTAATGCAAGGAGTGTTAGACGACTTAAATGGCGAAAATCTCGCCTTTAATAAACTTTTCGACGGCGAAATGCGCAAAGTCATCGATTTTCCGACTCTCGAAGTCGGTTCTGACCTCGGAAAGTTCGTAGATGCCTTCAAAGTGCAGGAATATGACGTAGATTGGGACAAAGGCATCGTTTCGGGCGAAAAAGAGCTTCAAACAGCGGATCCACTGGACGTGGCGATGGGGTTGATAGGCCGCGGCCCAGACCTCGCGCCCAAAAAGCGCAAAATTCAGATGAAAATAGGCAAATTCTTGGCAAAAATCGCTGATTTGGCATCAAAGAGGGATGTTTTGACTCAGAAGATTATAACTCAGGCCAAATTGACGGATCCCGACATTAATATTACACATTCCGGCCAGGTTACCGGCAATCACATAAGTGCAGGCCTTGGTGGAGAGGAACAGAAGCGATATAGGCAGTTAAGTGATCAACTTGACATGTTTATACCCAATCCGGGGATGATTTCCGGCAATACGGCCGAGTGGGCGACCAAAATGGCAGAATATTGGCAAGCAAACGCCGGATATATCAAAAAAGAGATCAAAAACCTCGAAAATGACAAATATTCCATTATTATCACCCGACATCCCATAGATGTGATGAGAATGAGCGATTTTGAGGATATCACCTCTTGCCATTCTCCAGCAAGTCGTGGTGGAGGCTCTCCGCAGTATTATAAGTGCGCGGTTGCAGAGGCACAGGGTCACGGAGCCATTGCATATGTCATAGAAACCGAAGATTTGCTGTCAGCAACCAACACTAGCAACATTCAGAGCGCAGAACAAGAGATTCAAGAGGGCGAAGTCTTCCATGACGATAACAGAAGTAGTGAAACAGGCGATATAACGCCCATAAGTCGCACCAGGCTGCGCCAAATGCGATATTACGACACAGATGCGCCCAAGCGCTGGGACGAGGGCACAGAGCTAGCGGTGCCAGAGAAACGAGTATATGGCGTTGGGATCCCGGGATTTATTGATAGAGTAGTCAAGTGGGCAGACGAAAATCAGAAAGAAGCCATTAGGGACATGCCAGAAACTGATGAAATGGTTAATTTGGACCGATTTTGGATATTTGGGGGGTCGTATGAAGATACTGCCGAAGAAGAAGGAAGAAAAGCGCTTCTTTCAGCCCTAACAGGACTTCCAGAGCTTGATTTTACCGGAGAAGTGCGACAAAACAAAGATACCGAAGGTAATATTGACGCAAATGCCCTCGGAGACGTGCAAGGCCGATGGAATGCTGAATGTACACAGATTGCACAGGAATGGAACAATCATTATGCCAACACTGCAGTAGAATTCTTTATAGAAGACGACGGCGCCGGTGGATACTATATTAATGCTGATGTTTCGTTTTTTATGAATTGGGACATCGATAAATGGACCAAATTGCCTAATCCGCACCCTGCAGCGACTAATGCCGCCGATGACCTTAATGAATACTTTGGTAATATCTTTGATACCGACAGAGCGTTCTTAAATAGGTTTTCTTCGCACAGCATCCGTTGGGGATGTCGTGTAAACTACGAACACCCTAGCGCCGGCGGTAGCGAAGAGCTATTCTATGATCCCGAGGGATTCAATGATATGTGCCAAAAGATCGACCGGTCGATCGATGATAATCGCGATGCATTTCAAGAAGTTTTAGAACAGTTCTTCAAACGCGAAGGTTATATGGATGGCGGCGAGTATATTAAATTAGCATATGAGATCGAAGACACACCATTTGAATCTTATGAGTGGGACGTGAGATCTGACGGAGAAGACCCAACAGAGTCATATACCTCCACTGCTGCGATATCACATGATTTTAATCCTGAAGAGTTGGGTGTAGATCCTAGAGTATTGTTCGATCTGCTGGATTCTCGCGATTGGCGCCTTGCGATTCGGACAGAGTTGCTTAAACATCCGCGCGCTGAACTTGGGGTTGAATATTACCTTGATATTGAGAACTCTCAAGCAGTTGTACCTCCAACAGGGCAGGACATAAAGTATACGATTACCTTTCAAATCACAGCAGACGACCCAGATGCTCGCGTACAATTGTTCCGAGAGCTTACAACAGGTGAAACAGATGATGAAGATCGACTGAATAGCTTGTTTGAATTTACAATGAAACAAGTTCTTAACGCTAGACTACCTTCTAGTCAACAACAGAACTTAGACGAACGCCTCGTGAAAACGTGGAAAGGATTTTTAGGAATATGAGCAATAAATTAAGCGACCCAGACTTTTTATTCAATATTCTCGCAGCTATTGTAAAAAAGAGTGGTGGGATAATAACAATAACCGAAAAAGAACTTAGTAATATTTCAAAAGGTGATTATTTAGGAATGTATTATGAGCCAAAGACAGGAAACCTTGTACTTAAAGAAGTAGACCCAGATGATATGCTTCAAGCATCCTCAATGGTTAGAGAATCCAAGTCTCAAGAAAAGGTTTACGAAAATTAATGTTTAAACTGTTTACAAAGCATCCCCAAAAACAAAATGAAACATATTTCCAACATTTCTGTTCTGCTTGGAAGATTATATTTTGTTTGAAGAAAATAGAGATAAAATGTGTAATCCACTCAGTGTTTCCTTTCATTTATACCGATGCTCTTTCTGGTCAACTAAAATGTTTGCGTAAATTCGCACTTCGTGGGCGCACTGAAGAAAATGAGCTTTATGAAACTTATGGTGGAGAATAAATACAAATGACGTATCTCACCTCCCTGTTATTGTTCTCGCAAGTAGCATTCGCAGAAGATGATTATGCAGAGAGAACATATAGGGCATATTGTGTTGGCTGCCATGAAACAGCAACAGAATATGTTAAAGAGGCACCACTTGACAGAAAAAACGAAGAGCTTATTAAAGTAATACGTGAAGGCCAGACAAACGCGCTGGGCATGCCGGCATATGGTTGGATGATATCAGAAGAGAATGCCGGTAAGATCATTGAATATTTGAGAGAGCTAAAAAAGAGCGGTGTATAAATATGACGCCAAGTTGATCCGTGTTATTGATGGAGATACCGTCGATGCGTCAATTGATCTAGGTTTTGACGTGTGGGTTAAGAAGCGTATCCGTTTATATGGTATTGATACGCCAGAAACCCGTACTAGAGACCTTGAAGAGAAAAGGGCGGGTATTGTTGCCAAGGAGCGGTTAGCCGAGCTTCTATGGGCCTCAGAGGGCGCTTTTATTTTGTTGTCACATGGTGTTGGAAAGTACGGAAGGTGTTTAGGCACTATTTATATTGACAACCAAGACATTAATATGCTATTATTAAGTGAGGGGCTCGCTAAGGAATATATAAAATGAAACTCTTACTTGAAAATTGGCGGAAATATTTAACCGGAGAACAAGAAGAAGTTGAGGAAGGACTTGGAACTAAATTGGCTATGGGTGCAGCACTTGCAGGTGCGACTGGGGTGGGTTCTGCAGCATATGCTGATAGCAATGACATGTCAACAGACACACAGACAACACAGCAAGTACAAAGTGAAGTAGAAACCAATAAATTAGAAAAGAATGATGATGGTACCTATTCAATTACCGTAGAACTTGGCAGCTTGTCAAAACTTACCGGTAGTATGGCAAACATGTTGCAGTCTGCCGGCGGCTCAATGGCGCGCATCGCGTTGTTAAAAGCTTTAACAGGAAAAAGTCAAGGAGATGTTTCTGCTAGCATATCTTTTAAAGATGTTGATGGAAATCCGGCATCAGCCTTTAGCGGTACCGCACAGTATGTAACCGCCACCGGGACGGCCACAGCCGGATGAAACTCCTACTTGAAAATTGGAGGAAACAATATGGCATATTCAGATAAAGTAGTAGATCACTTT